TCGGTTGTATCAGCTACGCGTTTACCGAAACTTTTGGTTTTTCTTATTTGAATCTGAGATAGACCGAGGTTATATGTTTGAATTATAAACTGGTTTCGCTTTATTTTTTCACCTGATACAATGCTTGAATAAAAGTCTGTAAGGTTATCTAAAATAGATGTTATATTTGTATGTACAAACTGGGTGAATCCGAATTCTGGATCGGGGTTCGTGTAAGGTGTGATATAGTCGTTCATTTTATTAATATATGTTACAAAGGAGTCCTTGTTTGTAAGATAGTCATCGGTTAATGCGTTTTCGCGCTCGATGCTTTCTTCGGTAGTGGTTGCAGTGAAATCAGTAACATTCGCGGAGTCGACATTATAAAACTTGCGAATATTCTTAGAAACAGGAAGAATCCAGAATAATTTTTGGTTTAATGACAGTAGTGTTTTTGCGAGGGGTTTATAATCTTCGCCCCTACGTTTAATGAGTGTAGCGTTTCCATTCGCATCAAAAGTGGAAAACTCTTCGCGCAACTGTTTGAAGCGTTCAATGATAGAGTGAATGTTATTTAATACAGATTTACTTCTTTCAACATTTGGGAATTCTGATATTAACTCATTTAAAAGGTCTGTTGTTTGTTTTTCAATACTGTAGCGCTTTTTTTCTTCGGGCAGTTCAACGACTTGTATGATTGAATCTAGTTCGTCTCCGAACTGTATGGAGTCCGCGTCGAGAAGAATTTCTTTAAGGGCCGTTTTAACTTCTTCGACGGGAATCTGGGGGCTAATAGATGGAAGATTCGGTTGTTTGCTAACGGAAATAGGTGCTATGCCCATTTCTTCTTCTTGTGATATAGCGGTAGCCGTAGAAGATGAAGCGGCGACGCGAGGCGAATCACTGGGAGGGCTGCGAATGCGTATTTCTTCTATGGGTATATTTTCCGGAATACCTTGATAAGCAAAGTCGATATAAAAGATTTGCTCACCGGGATATGTTTTTATTTCTATCATATCTTCTACTAAATCGATTATATGACCAGTAATAATGGTGGGCAACTCTCCACCGAAAATAATATCGACCCATGTACCGGTTGTAAGTTTATTTTGTCGAGCATAACCAGGGAACTGTGGTGAATTCAAAATAGCAATACTTGTGATGGATTCGTCGCTAAATCCACCTTTTGAACTCATAGTTAGTAGTAATCGAGTGGTTGTTGCTACATTAATTAATTTAATTTTTGTTTCGTCTATGTATTCAATAAGGTATATTTGTTCGTTGATGGCGGAGTTTGTTGGGGCAATAATTTGCACGATATCTCCTAGACCAATTTCAATAGATGATGGGGATGGTGGGGTTGGTAATTTTGGGGAATTTTCAGACATTTTATTTATATTTATAATTATACTTATACCTTATATTTATAACAGAAATTTTTATTAATGATTAAATGCGAATAATATTTAATATTATATATAGCGGAATTAATATTGTGGAATTAATATTGTGGAATTAATATTGTGGAATTAATATTATTTTATAAACATGAACATATTATAAATCTAAACATAAAATATTAATAAAAGATATATAAAGAGATTGTAATAAAGTATAATATCAACATATATACGTGTTTTCCGCCAACTAGAATCCAATGTTTTCACTAAAAAAGAACGAGGGTTTTGATAATATCTTGCGAATGATTCGTGAGCAGAATAAAGAAAAAGTGAATCATTCGAGTGAGATCGAAAAAACCCTTAATAGTCTTAAATTAACAATGAAGAATTGGAAGACAGATATTGGTATGTATTCAATTATAAAATATGACAAACAGGCATTTGGTCTTACACAGGAAGACTATAAAACGTTCGGGTTGTTGCGTTCAGTGGTGGTGGACGAAGAGGGAAATATTGTTGCATATTCTCCACCGAAATGTTTGCCCATTACGGAGGAGCGAGAGAAAATGTTCAATGATAGCAATATAATGACACAGGCGGGTGATGCTGGTGATACAGCGACGACTGAAACAAACCAATGGTGTGCTGAGGAGTTCGTAGAGGGGACGATGATTAATTTGTTTTACTCTAAAACACAAGCCGGCGAAGGGTGGGAGATTGCTACAAAGAGCACAGTAGGTGGGAATGTGGTATTTTACTCATCGAAAAATCCGAAAGATACGGTTGAAATTCGTGACAAGGACACATTTAGGAACATGTTTTTTGAAACGTGTACTAATATTGGCTTCAAATATGAAGACCTTCCCAAGGAATGGATGTATAGTTTTGTGTTGCAGCACCCCAAGAATCGCATTGTGTTGTTAAATAAAGAGGCGAAGATATATATTATTGGTATCTATAGTATTAATAATGAGACGCTAGATGTTACACAACATAGTACTGCCGGGTTTGAAGAAACACATGGTTCGGGTGCTGTACTGAGACCGAAACAGTTGTTTGCTGATAGTTATAATGTGGAGGGGTTTAAGAAAGAGTATGCATCGATGAATTCGTCGTATAATATGATGGGTGTTGTGTTTAGTAATATGGTGACGGGCGAGAGAATGAAGGTTCGTAATCCAATGTACGAAATGGTGAAGAATATGAAAGGTGCTGAGCAGAAGTTGCAGTTACAGTATTTGACTTTGCGACATGGTGGAAGAGTGGCGGATTATTTGAAAGCGTTCCCGGAGTATAAGGCTGATTTTGCGGTATTTCGGAGCCAGTTACATGGTTTTACGAGGAGCTTGCATCAAAATTATTTGGATTGTTTTGTGCTTAAGAAGCGTCCATTCAGCGAATTTCTGCAACAGTATAAGAAGTTTATGAGTGGATTACATAAGAAGTATTTGGAGGAGTTGCGCGAAAATAAGGGGGCGGTTACATTTAATTATGTAGTGGAGTTTGTGAATACACAGAATCCGATGTTTTTGATGTATTCGTTGAATTATGTAGTAAGAGAACATAAAAATAAGACTGATCGGATGGAGGAGAGTGTTATTGTAATGAATGATAGTTAGACAGGTAGAAGTAATTTATGGGAGGACTGGATAGTTGTATTTTGATTTAACATTATAATGTGTGTATGTATGTATGACATTTATAATGTTAAAAAATTGATTCAATAAATGGTGTATAATATAAATGCAGAATTCCAAATCAGACAGTAGAACAACCAATCAAACAACCAAACAAAATGGTGAAGACAAGAAATCAGACTAAGGAGTATCAGCAATCCCAGCAATCCAAAAAAAGTAATGATGAAGGACATATGACGACGCGGTCAGGATTGAAGATTAAAAAATTGGAAAGAGTGGAACTTCCGGGTGTGAAGCTTTCAAAAGAGATGAAACGCCGAGCAAATGTGAAGAAGGAGATTGCGAAGAGGTCGTGGAAAAGACAGACGGACAAGAAGTGTAATAGATTTGAAAGACTAGAACGCGACTTTTTGAAACACATGTACCACAATGGCGGGGAAATGACCGCGATATGGAAGAATTTCGAGACGGTGTTTCGCGATATAGACAAACTACGCTTGTTTCAAAAACGCGTTGACGGTAACAGTATAATTATTATGCAATAGTAATTATGCAATAGTAATTATGCAATAGTAATTATGCAATAAAATTAAATTAAATATTTTGTATTTTTTTTGGATTTTTTAGTTTAACCGATTACATATCTAATCATTACTAATCCCGTTCCACCAGCACCACCCGGAATATTAGTAATATGGCTATTAAATGACCCACCGCCGCCACTTCCTGTGTTTGCTGCACCCGCGGTTGGACTGTTGTCTGAATTACCACCATCACCCCCGCTTTCAATATTTCCTGCTTTACCGCCCTGACCTATGTTCGCAGCTAATTGCGCGCCACCACCACCACCACCACAACAAACAGCCCTTACATTTCCATCAAATAATAAAGCAAAACCTGCTCCGCCATTTCCACCTGAGGAATTATTAATACCCGATGATGTTCCTTGACTACCCACGCCGCCACCACCACCGCCACCGCCGGTAGGGTAAGCTTGACCTCCCGCTTTACCTCCGCCAAATAATAACTTACTAAAATCGGTTGATGCAAAAGAGTTTGTCCCGCCCGATGCTGTTCCACCGGGGGCAGAAAGCCCACCACCAGCACCACCCCCCGAAGCACCCAAATTTTCCCATGCTGATGGAAAAAGATTTGTATAAGAAAAACCAGCATCCACTCCTTGTTGGCTAGCATTCCCACCTACTGCACCGCCGCTGGCCGAAATTGTTCTTAATGTGCTATTAGGGTTGCGATTAGGTTCTGGTAAAACTATAGTAGACGCACTACCAGCAGTTCCCACGCTCCCAGTTATATTTGATAATGTTGTAAAAGGCACATCGTAGGCAACAATCAAACAACCCGCACCGCCACCACCTCCAGCATTATTATTAGAACCTATGCCGCCATTCCCACCTCCACCGACTAAACAAAAATCAAAACTCGCGCCAGCAGAAATAGAACTCGTGGATAACGTGTATGCTCCGGTTGTCGTAAACCGATGACATCTATATTGGATACCATTTTCAAAAAATGTCGTAGTACTATCTCCACCCGTTGCAGTTATTAATGCTGGCGCTGAACCTGCGGGGCCAGTTGCACCTGTCCATCCAGTTGCTCCCGTAACTCCTGTGTAACCTGTGTAACCCGTATAGCCTGTTGCTCCTGTCCATCCGGTAGCACCCGTCCATCCGGTATCACCTGTATAACCCGTATATCCAGTATATCCAGTATATCCAGTATATCCGGTATATCCGGTAGCACCTGTCCATCCAGTAGCACCCGTCCATCCAGTAGCACCCGTCCACCCGGTAGCACCCGTCCACCCGGTAGCACCCGTCCATCCAGTAGCACCCGTCCATCCAGTAGCACCCGTCCATCCAGTAGCACCCGTAACTCCTGTATAGCCCGTATAGCCTGTTGGACCAGTTGGGCCAGTTGGGCCAATGGTAATGAAACTGGTATGAATATGTGAATATGTGTTTGTGCTTTGAAAAAATACTTGAGCTGATCGGTCGTTTGTGTTTCTATTCGTCGAAGCAACTACAACCCATAAAAAGTCGTACGAAGTTAATGAAATCACCGACGGTATGATTAACGAAAGATTAATATTCAATGGAGTGACGTGATCGTACAAATAGATAATATCTGACCCATTGGGCACCAAATTTGTGTAAGTGTTTGTTCCCGAATTGTAACCAATCAAAAAATAGCGCAATCCAATATGATCGATATCGTTATTATTTAACGCCTTTGCATATATGCTCATGTCCCAAGTGCCTGGAGGAATAGTGCTTATGTTAAAATCGCTAATTTTTATCGCAAATTGAACAACTGGACATATATTATTATTTACTCCATGTGGTGTTGCAAATGTGATCGTAGTTTGCGGTAAGGCCAAGTTTGCATTTTGGCTCAATAAACTAACATTAGTATTTTGTGTCGGAGTATATGATACACTGGTTAGATTAACCATAGTTGCACCAGTGATAGTTGAAACCTGTGCTGTGGTCAATGGTGTTAAATTAGGTGTCGTCGATTCACTATAGTTCATGTACAAAATAAGTCCTCCCGAGGTTCCCGGACCCCCTTGAGGTCCCGTCCATCCGGTAGCACCCGTCCATCCTGTAGCACCCGTCCATCCGGTAGCACCCGTCCATCCGGTAGCACCAGTAACTCCCGTGTAACCTGTATATCCTGTATAACCAGTATATCCGGTAGCACCTGTCCATCCTGTTGCACCCGTCCATCCGGTAGCACCTGTCCATCCTGTTGCACCTGTATATCCAGTATATCCAGTATATCCGGTATATCCGGTAGCACCTGTCCAGCCCGTTGCACCCGTAACTCCTGTGTAACCAGTATAGCCTGTCGCTCCCGTAACTCCCGTGTAACCAGTATAGCCTGTCGCTCCCGTAACTCCCGTGTAACCAGTATAGCCTGTCGCTCCTGTCGGTCCGATTGGTCCTACCGCATAAATAATTAAAATAACTTGTTGTTCTGATGAGAACTGATACGTATTTGTACCTGTCAGACCCCATGTTACGTAACCACTACTTGTCGTAGTGGAGGATATTTCCCATTTCTGATAATTTGCTGAATTTGTTTTGTCTTGTATAACAATATTATCTCCAGTATTAATTAAACCAAGAAATACATTTACATCTACGTTATCATTATCTATTGTAGATATATATATATGACTTGAATTAGCTTGTGTACTATTATCCCATTGTATATGTTTAGATGTAGGTGGAGATGTTATAGATGGTGTTTGGGCTAAATAATTATAATATGTACTAGACTGTCCTGGGTCTCCGGTAGCACCTGTCCAGCCTGTTGCACCTGTCCATCCGGTAGCACCCGTCCATCCGGTAGCACCTGTCCATCCGGTAGCACCTGTCCATCCAGTAGCACCTGTCCATCCGGTAGCACCTGTCCATCCAGTAGCACCTGTCCATCCGGTAGCACCTGTCCATCCGGTAGCACCTGTATATCCGGTAGCACCCGTAACTCCCGTGTAACCTGTATATCCAGTATAACCAGTATATCCGGTAGCACCTGTCCAGCCCGTGTAACCCGTGTAACCAGTGTAACCCGTGTAACCAGTGTAACCTGTCCATCCAGTAGCACCTGTCCATCCGGTAGCACCTGTCCATCCGGTAGCACCTGTCCATCCGGTAGCACCTGTCCATCCGGTAGCACCTGTACTTCCAAAACCTCCTATTCCAAAGTTACCGTCAGACCTAGTTGTTCTTATGTAGCCCAACATGTTTATATTTGCATTTAATGCTTGGTCGTATGACATGGGACTATATAGTTATATAATACAAAAATATAATTATATATTAAAAAACAAAACATTATTTAACTCGATAAAGCTAAAAGCTAATTTAAATTGGGAAAGGTCTCTGATTTTTTTCTACTACAAGCGGCGTAGGCATAATAAGAGGTATTCTGTCAAAGAAAGAACAATACGGAACTTCCTTTAACTGTGGAACAACTGGTGCTTGGGGTGTTACAAGATTTGTGGAGTTAATACCGAACAAAGCTGATTCAATGTCTACCGAATTTTTTGAAAATGATTCTCGTGACATATAAGAAGGCATATATCCTACATCCGGTAATGCATCTCTATATGCGCGACCGTTTTGTGAATTTTCATATGTTATGTGAGTAAATATTCCTCTAAAATCCCGTTGCTGATAACAATAATCGCTTTTTGTGTTTTTATTTTGCGTAGAAGCCATTTTATATTATATAATATATTTTATTATATAATATATTTTATTATATAATATAATTTAAATATATTTTAAATATATTTTAAATAATTTTATTTACTTTTTATTTCTTCTATTAGTAAGTTTTTATTTTTGATAAATTCGTCATCAAATATCGTATCGGATTTATTCTCACTTAATAAATAAACTAAGCACTTATGAAATAAATCAAATGTATGAAATGAAAAAAGAAATTGTAAAATAAGTTCATGATTTTTATTTTCTTTACTAAAATAGTAATGAGATTCTGCGATTTGAATAAAATGTTTATTATCTTTTAACTTTTCATATATATCATGAAGCAACGTAATAATTGCATCCGAGTCGTATTCTTTTAACCCGAAGGCGTGCAAGTATTCATGACGATATAATGTATCCTGGTCTTCTTCATCGTCGTGTAATTTATATGTGCATAAAAATGTAGTATTATACATATAAATTTAATGTAAATTTACTTTTAATATATTATTTTTATATATTTTTATATATTTTTATATATTTTTATATTACTTATTATACTTCTACGAGCTACAAGAAGTATATTTTGTTTCGCGCTCAATTTCACGAGAAGGAACGCCTCCGCGTATCCATCCATTTACAGCAACACCTTCTACCAAGTTTGCGGGATTGGTAACAGTGGCAGCAATAGAGGGGATTAAAGGATACATCTCGTGATTCACGAAACATACCTCTGAAGAGGGATTAACACTCTTCTTGTTGATATTATAGTCTCCCTGCCATAAACGCGACTCAACAAGAGGATTTGATTCACCTCTTCCAAGAAATGGAACAGTCTTGAAAGGTCGCTCAAACAAACTAATGCGGCAACGCGGGTGAGTCATAATGCTGCCGTTAAAGAGGTCACTATTTGTGTCAATATTGCAGCCACCGACACCTACTTGGTGACTTCCCGAATAATTAACACCTGGCTGAGCGGTAGCGAACTCAATCGGTCGTTTCATGTTACACTCAGCGGAAAAGAAATTTTGTAACATATAGTTGCTTGAGTTAAGGTTTTGTATATTTCTCTGATCCATACCACAGTTATCATTACCTATTCTACATAAGTTGTCGAAAACATAATCCTTTACAATAGCCATAATTGTGTATTTATATGTATATATATATATATTTTTGAAAATATAATTTACTAAATATTATAATATAACAAATTTTAAATTACATTTTTTAATTTTTAAATTTAATTATAGGTTCCTCCTAATCTTGGCTGGTTTCTTCCGAGAGCAAATTCATTGCCTTCTTTTGCGGATATCATGTCTCCATAACAAAAATTAGCGAATCCTTCTTGGTCATTAGGAATAGTTGTATTTGGGTTCGTGTAAAAATTTCTCATACTATAATCAAAAGTATAACTATCTCCTAAATCACTAAATAATTTACGTCTAATATATTCTTTTTGTTTCGTTGACTCATCAGAAAATGTAGTATCAACTACATAGTCTTTTGTACTTTTATTTATTTTTTTTTCTACTTCGGGGTTGTAAGCCGGTGCTGCTTCGCTCCTAGTAGGATCGTAACTTATTTCAGGTAAAAGAACATTCATAAGAGGGTTACTATTTTTTGGATTAGTGTATTCATCTTTTACTTCATTGTATAATATGGCGTTAGTGAAATTTTCTTTTATTTTTTCAGGTGACTCTTTTGCCTTTTCATCCGTTTTTATTTTATTGGACTGTACATGATATAAAATAGCAATTACACCTAAAGTTACTATACATACAAATATAATTCCAATATTCAATGTAATTAAATATCCTAAAAGTGAAGCTATAATCACAAAACGACTAATAGCATTCAACTTTTCCATATTGCTCATATCTGGATTTGGCCATATATCCGTTATATGTTTTTTTTCAAATAAAATAGTAGGTTCATTTAACCAAAATGGTGTTGCTGGTATTTTGTCCATTATATATATATTCTTAATTATTTTTTCTTATTTTTTATTCTTTAATCATTATTAGTAATATTAGTAATATTAGTAATATTGGTAATATTAGTAATATTAGTAATAACTAAATATTTTTATTTGAAAACACATTAGAGTATTTCTTATTTCTTATTTCTTATTTCTTATTTTTCTTCTTCTTCTTCTTTTGAGGTTCATTTGATGGTTCGTATCCTGTCTCCGTAGACTCACCTTTAGTTTCAGTCGCGCTCATAATAACGCCATTGGTGTGTTCAGACACACTTGATGGTTTAGCAGTTCTAGGGGTTTGCTGCATTTGTTCACCCGATGATGCAGTATATACAGCAGTAGTAGGACGAATACCATTATTTGACGGTGTTGCTACTTTTTGCGGTTGTTGTTGTGCCTGCGGCTGAGGTTGCTGTTGTTGTTTCTGTTGAAGTTTCGACTGCATACGCTCCTTCATCTTTGCATTTTTCATATTTTGCTGTAAATGACTTTGCAGAGCACCCATATTTATTTTTCCGCCTTTTCCTCCTAAACCCGCTAAACCTGCTAATCCCCCCAATCCACCCAATCCACCCAATCCTGACATTCCCATTTTACTTAACATACTTGAAAGATCTCCCATTCCGGGCATATTTTTCATATTACTGAGAAGGTCGCTTGCTTCCTTCATAAGCTCACTCTCTTTTATATCTCCTTTTTTAAACTTATCATCTAGTTTTGAACCAACACTTTTTACCATGTTCATTAGTTTGCCTGGATTTTTAAACAATTTTTGAAATACATTGCTCATATTTATATTTTCGGCATTTTCCATATCAATACCCAAATCAAAATCTTTCGCCGTTTCCTCTGCTATTTCTTTTGCTAATGCCCCTATTTTACCATTAAGAAGTTTTGAAATATGTTCGTGAATTGTTTCAGGGTTAGGCATTTCGGGTTGTTTTTTACCATCTGAAGATGATGAATCAGATGCTTCTTTCGCGGCATCCCCTTCTTCGCCTGTACCAGCATTAAATCCAGGAAACCCTGGAAATTTTGACATGTCGATCCCCATGCTTTCAGGCGAAAAGTTTTTAAAATGCTCCGCAAATTTCTCAAATTCTTTCATATCGATTCCTTCGCCGAATTTCGTATTTTCTCCCGAAGCTCCTGCTTCTCCACTCTTATCACCACTCGCGCTGTCACCTCCTGCTCCCATAAAAAGGTTCTGCATATTTTTGATTGTTTCATCCAACTTGTTTTTTAACTCATCTTCATTAATAGCTTCAAACAGTTTAGCGGTATCCCCGAATGAATCTCTGTCTGAAATATTCGTAATAATCGAAAAAAGAATCAACTGTAAATATTTCCAAATTGTCTCGCGAGTATTATTTGAAATATCAGGAGTGTTCCATACTTTTCTAAAATCGATGTCAGGTAAAAAATTTACATTTATGACTGGAGCACCGCCGCTACCATCACCACCTCCATCACCTCCATCGGTTTTGAATATTTCAGAATTTTTATATAAAATATCAAAAAAACGCTCTGGATAGATGGTCTTAGAATAATCATATAAAAACTTTACTCTGCCTTCATCCAATATTTCTTCGGCTACAACATTTCCATCCGTATTTACCGAAACTATGACAAAATTATCTTTAAGTTTATCACTGTACTCGGGAAAAGTAGTTGTAAAATCATTTATAAAGTCCGTCATTACTTTTTTAAACTCATCGGGAACTACTTCCGGAACTACTTCGGTTTTATTTTTCGAAGATGAATTATGTTTTTTACTCATTTATATTTTTAATTTATCATTTACTATTTAAATCAAACTAAGCATAAATATATTTATGTCAATCAATAATTAATATATTATATATGAAATAATTAATTTTATTAAATTTTAATGTTTAATGTTAGGCTTTTGCGATTTTTAAAGGTCGACATTAATATAATATTATATTATAATGCATAATTTTAAAAATAGTATTTTACTAGTAGTATTTAATTATTCAAACTGTATTCGTAATAAAAATATTATTAAGGATATCTATGGAAAACATTTTAAAAAAATAATTTTTTATTCAGATTTTCCCACGATTCAAGATGATGAAGTAAATTTTATTGAAATAACTATGGGATATTATACACATAATATTTTTAATGATTTTTATAAAAATTATAAATCAATCATAGATGACAGTGATGGTCTTTTTTATACAATGGATGATAATATTATAAATGTAAATATTTTAAATTTATTTGATTCTGAAAAAATTATTTATTACTATAATGAAATTAAAACCTTAGATAATTATTCCGGGTGGAATTGGGATTTACCATACGGTAAAACTGCTATAAATAATTTATTAAATGATAGTGAATTTGAAAAATATGATATTAATAAATTTAGTGGAGATTTTGCAGATTGGTTTTATTTACCAAAAAAATATTTAACAGATAAATTATTTGATTTATTTGATTTATTTTCAAAGCATAAAATTCATTTAGAACTTGCTATACCATCTATAATTAACAATATTGAAACGGATAAATCACAATATCAACTATTTACTCATGAAATACTGTGGGGAGGAGATAGATCAAAACTGTCAAATAAAAAAAATATTTATAATTTTTTAAATCATGATCATACTTTTATTTTACATCCAATAAAATTTAATCAAAATCCAAATAGCAAAGAATGGTTGATGGATATTTTTTGCAAGGACAAATGCGTTATTATAACAACTATTAATAAACCCACTGAAACTATACTGAAGCATATAAATAATACAGAATATGATGTTATTATTGTAGGAGATAATAAAACTCCCGATGATTATAAAAATTTAAATTGCATTTATTTAGATATTCCATCTCAAAAAAAATTATTTCCAGAATTAAGTGAATTATTACCATATAATCACTATTGTAGAAAAAATTTAGGTTATCTATATGCTATTATGAAGGGATATAAAATAATTTATGAAACAGATGATGACAATATTCCTTATGATAATTTTGATAATATTTTGCAATACAATAATATTCAAATGATAACAGAACAAAATAGTGCATGGATTAATATATTCAAATATTTTACAAATAATGCATATATATGGCCTCGTGGATTTCCGCTAAGTTTATTGAAAAATGAACCGAATTATTTAATTCAAGATACAAATAAAACACCATCTATAATAAATGGATTAGTTAAAAATGATCCTGATGTAGATGCTCTTTTCAGAATTATATGTAGTCATCAAACTAGTATTCAGTGGGATAAAAACAAATGCGTATTAATAGATAACAAAAATGTGTGTGTTTTTAATACTCAAAATACATTTTGGATAAATCCCGAATTATTTATATGTTTGTTAATACCTTGCTCCGTGTCATTTCGGTATTGTGACATTTTACGAGGAATAATAAGTAATATTATTTTAAAAAGAACAAATAATTATATGGTATATTCATCCCCCAATGTTACGCAAATTAGAAACGAACATGATTTAATGAGTGATTTTAAGAGTGAATATGAAATGTATATTCACAATGAAAATATATTGAATTTTATTGAAAATGATATAGGAAATACAAATATAACATCTGTAAAACAACTGCTATTATTAATATATAATAATTTATTAGTTAATAACGTGATTGCACAAAAAGATATAGATATATTACATAAATGGAATAGTTATTTTTAATATAATAAATGCGGCAAAAGTTAGATGAATTAATGGGCTGATATAATATAACACACCATCATATTTACTGCATATAAAGTTTAGATAGAACACATAAATTTTTAACATAACCAAAAGACTTTTCTTGATTTTCTTTACTCATGTTTCTTACAGGTTCTCTAAGTTTATCTATGTTACTAATAATACTATCCGACCCACTTATATATATAAAATCTTTTTTATAATCCTTCTCTATAAAAAAATTAATATTATCACTATTAATTTCCGCTTCATATTGTGAGCACACATATGTGAACCATATCTTTATAATAAGTGTAGGATTTACTTTTTTAATAAAACTAAATGCAGTTTTTGCTTTGGTTATTGAACTATCATCGCTAAATACATCCTCAACGTCTTTTATAAAGTCGAAAAACTGTGTATTAAATGCATTTAATAGTAACGTCTTATCGGAATTTTCCGATAAATTAGATGTCATATGGATAGTTATTTATATTACGATGTATATGAGTGTATATGATTATATATTATTATTCTATTGTTTTAAATATTTTTAATTATAAATATTTTAAATATATAAATAATACTAATTATAAATATAATTATAAATATTTATAATTTTAACTAATAATTTTAACTAATAATTTTAACTAAATCTTACATTTTTTTGTTGTTGTCTTTGCTGTTCTTGTTGCTGAACAACTTGAGGCCCCATTGATTGTATCTGTTGCTGAAACATTTGTTGTTGTGAAAACTGAGACTGAAATTGTTGTTTTTGTTGTTGTTGTTGAACAAACTGTTGCTGTGATGGATGTTCAATCGCCTTTGCTTGTTTTTCTGCATTAAACTGTATTTCCGTATTTCTCTGTTGCTGTAAATTTTCCAAAGAAACCGATCCGATCTTATCAGGAGTATAATCTTCTTTTGGAGCTTCTATTCGCATATTGCTATCAATCGTTGCATAGTTATATAGCTGTCGCATTCCTCCATTGCCTTTTGCAGATAAGTCGTCGCTTGTTTGGTCCCAATAACTAAATGAATCTGAAGCTACACCATAACCTCCAATACAATCATTATTTAATGAGAAAGGAGACGGTTCTCCATTATTGTTTGTTGCAGCCATATTTATCGCTGTTTCTCGCGGCTGCAAATGTCCTAAAATCTGGTCTCCGTATAATACTTGATGACCTTGTTTCATAAGGAGTAGCGCAGGTACGCGATTTACTTGAGGAGGCATAATAATTTTTTCCCCATTCGGAAGAATAATATACCATGAACCTGTTGGGCTTTTAATTCTTTTATCAATACACAAAAAGTGAAGTTCCTCTTTAATGTTACTTTTTGCTAATGTCTGAAGAATTTTTTTAGACTTTTCGCAAAAGTTGCTATAATATAAAATACTACTCATAATATAATTTACTACGAGTATTTATCGTTTATTTTAACTTATTATTTAAGTTATTATCTTAGTTATCTTATTTATGTTATTTATGTTATTTTTATTATTTTTATTAATCAAACAACAATAATTAGTTTTTATTAATTTTAATAAAACAATAATTAGTTTTCCTTAATTATATTAATGAAAAATTGATTTAATAAATTGTATAATAATAATATAATAAGAACACCAAAATCACAGAAGAATGGACCCTCATATTTCAAATGTTAGAACAGAAAATGGTTTTCTAAAATTTTCACTCCTTGATTGCAACATGAGTATTGCGAATGCTGTACGAAGAATAATAATATCTGATATTCCTACATTTGTATTTAGAACTTATCCATACAGTGAAAATAAGGCCGAAGTTACACACAATACTACCAGATTTCACAATGAAATTATTAAGCAGCGTCTAAGTTGCATTCCCATTCATATCGATGATATGGATTTCCCATATAAGGACTACGTTATTGAGGTGGATGTTAAAAACGATACCGATAATATTTTATATGTTACGACAAAGGATTTCAAAATAAAAAATATTAAAACGGATGTCTACTCTGACGAGTCTGCGGTTAGAGCAATATTTCCTCCTTCTGCTATAACAGGAGACTATATTGAATTTGCTCGTCTTCAGCCTAAACTATCCGAAAATATCGATGGAGAGCGTCTTACTCTTCGTTGTGGACTAGATATTGGAATGGCGTCACAAGATGGAGCATTCAATGTTATTAGCACATGCGCATACGAGTGTACCCCCGATATACAAAAAGCAAATGAAGTGTGGGGTGAGAAAGAAGCTGCTATGAAAAAAAGTGAGATGAGTGAAGCTGAAATAGAATTTGAAAAAAAAAACTGGTTTCTATTAGACGCGAAGCGTTACTATCAGTCAAACAGTTATGATTTCACGATTGAAAGTGTAGGTGTTTTTGAGAATATTGAAATTGTCATAAAAGCATGTGAAATTATGATTTCAAAATGTGAAAAACTATTAGAAAATTTACAGCATGGAAAGGTTGCGATTTTACCCTCGGAAACAACACTGAAAAATGGTTTTGATATTACGCTCGTGAATGAGGATTACACCTTGGGGAAGGTCATTGAGTTTTACTTATACCAGCAAAATTTTATAGCTGATAAAACGTTGTCGTTTTGTGGTTTTAGAAAACCGCACCCTCATGCAACGGAGAGTATTATTCGCGTTGCTTTCCATAATGAAATAGACCCTGTTGGAGTATCGGGATATGTACAAGCGGCTAGTGATAGTGCTATTACAGCATTTAAAAAACTTATAGAAAATATGGGAGGTGACTTGAAAAAGGTAGAACGAGTAAGGCTTTCAGAAGCAAGAGATGTAACGTCTGTATCAAAAGCTAGTAGTAGAAGATCACCAAGCCCAAAAAAGGCATCGGGTGCAGAATTAGCACAGTCTGAAGCAGCTGCGGTATCAGCGTCTTCATCCAAGTCAAAAAAATCAAAAGCACCTAGTATTAAAGTAGACTTATCTAAAGTTACACTTCCATCTCAACAAAGTTTAACTAAAAAGCAACCCAAGGGCAAGGAACCAGATCAAGACGAAGAAGAAGGAGAAGAATAAAAATAAAAAGAATCAAATAATTCATAAGTAACTTACATAGTGTCACCAATTAACTTATTTAACCTAGGAAAAAATCCCAGCTCTGTTAATATTTTTTGTTTTTCTTTTTTTATTATGTCAATGCGCTGAGACCACCAGTCTTCTTGAATAGCCTTTTTAATTATAGCAATACACTCATCAAAATTATCAAGCGGTAATCTTACAAATGCCTGAGAGTCAATATGTTCTTCTAGATTCGGACACCCCCAATAAAAACAAAGACACTCAAATAAAATAGGCTCCCATATCTTCTCGGTTGCATAGTTTTTTTCGCTATTATTTTCACATGAAAAACAGTACTTGTACTTTACTAGTTCCACCTTATTATCTGTTTCGCCGATATATGATTTTAACCTATGATAATTTTTACGACCATAAACATGAATATTATCAAATCCAACATCGCCGCAATCTTCAACAACTTCAATATACTTTAAAAAGTTTACCCTTTTTATATGTCCTTCATCATATACTTTATCACTTAATATACACATTACCTTATTTATTTTTTCATCACCGGGAATAACTTTAGGAGGCGAAACCTGCCATTGTACGTTATTGAGACTTTCCACATGACGAAAAACTTTCATAAATTTGTTTGAATCAGGAATAGACCAATTCCCCCATGTTTTTACACCCCAATTTTTAGTAGTATCATAGACCCATGGTTCCATTTGGAAAATAATCGTTTTTTTTGGGTCATAATCCCCCAATGAGTCAAAAGTAGGCATATTTATAATAACATAGTAGTCTATATTTTCATTATCTGAAGTAATATCAATATTACTATTTTTATAAAAATCACTATCCGTATAAAAATCACTATCCGTATACATTATTGAAAATTCACGAAGCAAGTTATCAGAAGAACACCAATTGCATAACAGTTTCACTCGTTTTTTATTTACAGTTTTTGATTCTCTCGAATTATCATTAATCTCACCGATCTGTTGCGTCTCATGTTTTTTGTACTCTCCTAATACCATAGTGTCATCCTGTATTTTGAATGCAGAATCGATATTTTCTAACACTTTTTTAACATGTGCGTGCTCTTTTTTAATGTATATACCATCTGTATCAGTAAACCAGTGCGACTTCGTAATAGTTATAATATCGCTTTTAAAAAAACCAAGAGTATTGAATCCAACACAATGTTTATCATTCATAGCCATTAAAACCATATTTTTTAAACTATCCTTTTTATGGTAAATATCGTGACCTATTTGATCCCCCATGGGAATGTAAATAAAGTCGTCTTTTATAACCCTCAAGTAGTATTTTTCATATTCATCAAAATTAATCGAATCAGTATTTGACTGTATATCTGTGTCATAGTCGGCTTCATCCTCATGCCATAGAGAAGCACATAAGTTTGGACGAGTCTCGTATTTGTCTACATTACTAACAACTTTCATAACATAATCAATACCGTGTTTTATACCGTTTTCGTGAATATAATCGATCATTTTTTTCGCGCCGGTTTTATTTATGCTATACCCAAATGTTCCGCCAACATAAAGCCTGGTAACGAGAGGATGTATACATATATTTGTTTTATCATCCACGACATGATAATCGTAGTTATCTTTATTAATTAAACGATTTTCTTTATACATCGTATAACCATGATATATAACATCCTTACTTCTGAAATCATGCTCTAATTTTGAAATATGTTCTTTATACCCACTGCATAAAATAACATCATCTTCCATTATAATATAGTATTCATTTTCTGTGTCTTTTAAAAGCTCCACCCATAATCCATAATGAGATAAAGCGCATCCTATAAATCCACATCTACTACCAAAATCATTATCTTCAAACATTTTATACAGTTCCATATTACACGATGATAGTAAGTCTTTCCCATATATAGCTTCAACAATTTCGTACTCCGTATTAGAAAACCCCGCCCTTTCCAATTTGTCGATTACTGCCGTTTTACGGTCATCTCTATGTTTTAAATTTACTATTTTAACAATACTTGATGTATTTACTTTTATGGGAGGGCTGTACGTTTTTCGAATATTTTTGTTTGTTGACACGGTATTTGTGCGGGTATCCAGGTCGCAAGAGTCATAAGAGATATGAGATGCATGAGATTCGTGAGAATTAGGTAAATTAAATTGCAAAGTATTATTTAATTCATAAGAGTTCGGTTTTGTTTTATCATTTCGTTCTGATGTTAATCTACCAATATGACGACAGCATATCATATTAAAAAAAGCACTTCTGTATCCAGCACTATACCAATTATTCGCATAGTCTAATTCAAAAAACTGATTTTCTGTGTTATACTTACCCAAAGTTAAGATTGTTTCAACATCTACCATAGATGGACGAAAGCTATAGTCGGGCCAGTAACAACAGTTCTGAAAAAAGAAATTACCAGTCGTGTTATGATTATGAAGAACAACGGGTATTTCAAGAATACGTTCGCTAGCAGATAATACGGCGTGCCCTTTAATAGAAGAATTCTCTATTGTTTCAGAGTAATTTCTGTTGAATAAAACCTGACGTATATTTTTTGAAGTATGATATGTTTGAAGAACCTTTATAGAATCTTGTACATAATTTCGTTTCGTATAAAATAAAAAGTCGTCTTCCATATGTATCCAGTATTTTGGTTTCAGTTTATTTAATTTATTCCAAATAATATTCATACTTTCGCGATGACCTTTTTCAGAATCAGATTTCATATAGTATTTAATCCATGGAAAAGTATTCTTCATATATTCTCTATCTTTTTTAGACGAATTATCATCTACGCAAAACCAGTAATCAATTTTTTCCTTATCCATCCAATGGTTTAAAATAGAACCCAATGTCTGTTTAAATAAGTCTAGTCTCTTACAAGTAGTAAATGAAATAAAGACATTGATACTTTTATCATTATCATTATCATTATCATTTTTTTTATTATTTTGTGTATTATTTTGGTTATCCGATTTTGAATCCCCTTTGCTATTAAAAATAGTTGTAACATTTTTAGGTAACTCGAATAGAACAGAACGGTTTTTTTCGAATAAAATGTTCCAACATTCATGTAGTCGTGGGTCTATGTCAATATTATCATTTAATAATTTTTGTATATTTTCGTTATATTCATAAAAAAACTCGAGGGTGTCTTTATTATCATGTAGTAACTGGTCCTTATAAAATGAAAGATTAATGCATGTTTTAATATATTTATCAACATTATCGATACATCTGGTGGTAATAATTTTTTTACAACACTGGTATCCCAAATCGTGTTTCCCGCAATAAAAGCCCGCAACACTACAAGAATATTCTATGTGATTAAAGTAAAAAGGTTCAAATAAAAAAAGTTTATCACATGGAGGTTCAGTATGTCCCAAGAATTGTTCGCCCAAAGAACAACATAATAAATACATTTCTTTTTGTAAAAAAATCTCACATGCTAGAGCGACACCTTCGATGCGCCGGTGGTCAAAAATAATGGATTTTGTTAAATATCGAATTGCATTTTCAAAATCGTTTTCTTGCATATACAGGTTACCTAATATAAAACACGAGTAATATCTTTCTTGAACCCATGTATCTATTTTATCAGCTACCAATTTATACCATTCGATAGACTCTTTAACCATACCAGAATCTTTATAACTTTGTGCACAATAAAAAGCATAACGGTTAGATAAACCTTTGTCTGGTTTTTCCAAATCGGAATAGTAAGCTTTTTTTAATATTTCGGCATCTTTTTTATATTTATATGGGTCCTTACTTCTACTTCCTTTGCGACCGGATTCGATATAGTAGTCTCCATTTAGTGTAGTACCTTCAACATTTTTAGATACGCATGTCAAAAATTCATGTAGAACGCCATTGAATCGCCACTCTAGATGGTTATTTATCAATAAAGGACGAACGTATGCTACACTGTCTCCTCCGAATTTTAAGTTATACATTTCGTTATCTAGTAAGTCATTTTCCGGAAGTTTAAAATTTCCATGTATGCTATCATCCGCGTCAAATATAAATAGGTAGTCCGTTTTTTTATTTGCATACTGTAATGCTAGCGTGCGATTATATCCAAAGTCTCGCCACTCATCCTGAAATAACTCGCCATCTATATTCTTAGTCTTAAAATAATCTTTTATTACTTGCTGTGTACCATCGGTAGAACCAGTATCAGAAATTACCCAGTATGATAAGGGAATATATTGTAAAATATTATCGAATGTTTCTTTAATAATATGTGCTTCATTTTTAACAATCATATTTAAACATATTGTTTTTTTTGATACTGTACCATCTGATGTTTTTGTTCGCGATTTACTATACATATTTGTAATATTTTACAAATAAGTATTTAGGAATCATAAGATAAATATATTTATATTTATTTTGCGTTAATAAATAATATTAGTATTATAGAAATAAATATAATAATATAATATAATTACATTATAATAAATGTCATTTACTCGTTTTCACGATGATCCGTGTAGAATAATGAAACAGCAACAAGAGTCTACGGACCAAGGAAAATGGAGACTCAATGTTCCTGGTAATGGAGATAAACCGTGTTTTATGATAGATCCGTCAATAAGATTACAAAAGTGGGGTGCAAACTTAATGACGAATACAGTAAATCTCGAAAGTTCTCTTTTTGGTCTTGACAGAAATTTAACAAGAGACTGTAACCCTATAAATAACTATAAAGATGTTACTATACCAACATCTCAAATTGAATATCCTTCATGTTCTCCTTTTACAGACCAATCGAGGGTTACAAACCCTGCATGGTGGTATAGAGATTTAGAACAACCAAATTGGGATTATCTTCATTTGAATCCTCAAGAGAATACATGTATGTCATTTCAAAATAACCTTAGTACTAGAATTTTAGAAAAAGATAATTATGTTACAAAGGTCCCATGTTTTAATTATAACACAATAGATAACACGCAAAATTTATTTACAAAATAAAGACGTATAACAATTCAAATATAACAATTCAAATATAAAATAAAAGGTAAAAGTTATAACTATATATGTAATATTTAAGAGTTAATAGAGACTAAAAAATATATTACATATATATAATAAACATATATATAATATAATGGAAGTTGTTATCCCAATATTGGCGGCTGCTGGATTAATTATGGCGACAAATAATAAAAAGGAAAATAATATTGATGATGCAAGAGCAAAAATGTTTAAAAAAGAAGCATTCACAAATATGGGCGCTGGTAGAGTAAATCCTCAAAACTATTTACCAAACACTCAAGTGCTAAGTACAAGTTATCCCGTAATAGATAATTCTACAAAAGGAAATATAAATCATTTTAATAGTGGTTCGGCAGTAACAGATAAATATTACAACTCAAAGGTTGATAAGAGAGTACTGCAGAATGATGATCAATTCGGTAATCCATATTATAATAATGAAATGAATAATGTTAATGACGATAATGTAAAATCGCTAACGGGTCAACAAATAAGCGTGTCAAACTTTGAGCATAACAATATGGTTCCTTTTTTCGGTTCAAAAATAAGAGGTCGCACAACTGATACCGATACACATGAGTCTATTTTAGACAGCTATAGTGGTTCGGGTAGTCAAAAAATATGTAAAGAAGAACGCGCACCTTTATTTGCACCTCAAGCAAATATCCAAAATCCCAATGGAATGCCTAATTTTACATCATTTTTTCAGTCACGTATCAATCCTGGAACGCAAATGGCGAATGTAAAGCCATGGGAAGAAGTAAAGGTTGCACCCGGTTTAAATCAAGGGTTTTCATCTTGTGGAAGCAATGGTTACAACTCGGGTATGGAAGCTCGCGACTTATGGGTGGACAGGAATGTTGACCAAATGCGAACTACAAATAACCCGAAACTTACATATAGTTTAGAAAATCACGAAGGACCTTCTTACGAATGGAATGTTCAACAGCCACCTAATGCTAACACATACGGAAACGTCGAAAAATTCTTGCCCGATAAATTCTATTTAAATACACCCGACAGATGGTTTACTACAACTGGTTTAGTGAAAGCACAGGCGGGTCGCCCCAAAGAGTTATTAAAAGACCAGAGCCGTATATGTACTACTACCGAATATTTCGGTACCGACTCTAACACGAGTGGAACCTCACAGTACGCTCCTGAAAATTACGAACCTGCTAAAAAAGCAGTAATAGAAGGAAACCCGGTTATAAATTTATCCGGTGTAGGTAAATGCGAACCTACAAAGTTTGATTACGGTCGTGGTACAACAAGACTTAGTTCTACAAATCGTTCAAATACGAAATCAGCGCCCTTTTTGGGAACAGCTATTAACGGAGCACTTAAATCGTTTATCGCACCATTGCTGGAAGCGGTTCGTCCTTCTAGAAAAGAAAATATTGTAGGAGCAATCAGACCTTATGGTAATTTTCAGAATAGTGTTTCGGCGGGTGTTGCTTATAACCCCGCCGATAGAACTCCTACAACTATTAAAGAAACAACTGAAAGTTTGCTTGATTTTAATCATTTGAATGTTACACCTTTAACGGAGGGAACCGGTTATTTAGTTAATGACCAACAAGAAGTATATACACAGCGTGAAACAACAGAGCCAGAATACTTTGGATCAAGTGGTGGAGCTACAAGCCAGGGTTATCGTTCTACAATGGCTGCAAGAAATCAGCACAATAATATAAACAAGGTAAGTAAAGAATATACGCCATCGGGGAATATGTCGATGTTTAATCATAATGAAAATATAAATATTAAAAGACCCGATAAAAATAATGAAGTTTGTCCATGGAGTGGAGGCGCGAGTGCTGGTTCTGGTTTAGGAGGAATGCCGCCATCAGCAAACCAGTTTGGTAAGTTAAGTAAAATGCCGCAGAATTATCAAGAGTCTATTAATTGCGAAAGAATTCAACCTGATATTTTAGATGCATTTAAACGAAATCCGTATACGCAAAGCTTACATAGTTATGCAGGACCATAAGTAGTATATAGGACTTTATAGTATTAAAAATAAATAGTATTAACATAAATAGTATTAAAAATAAATAGTATTAAAAATAAATATTTAATATAATATATACAAAAATGTTGAAGACCATCAGCTTAGTTGCTATTTTACCTGCACTTACACTTGCTTTTTTTATCCCATTTCCGATTTCTGCTCCTGTATCCGCGTCTTCAAATGACAATGTAGGTAGTTTTGAAAAAACTTTGAAGTTCCAAAAAGATAGTTCAAAAATATGCTCTTTTGTAGACTACGTTGATACGGTATTATGCAATAGTACAGAAACGCAGTATGTTTTACTTAATCAAAAACAGAAACTAAGTGAAAGTGACACAAAAGAATTAAAAAATAATTCTGAAAATATTAAGAATAAACATAAGTATCTAGAATTTAATTTAGAACTAGATCCCAAAGATTTATGTCCTTTATTGGAATTGGTAGACAAAACGTTTTGCAAATCTGGTAGTGCTCTAAAACATAGAGAAAATGTAGATCCAAAAGATTTCTGTCCTCTTCTTGAGCTTATTGAGACAAAATTATGTTCTTAGGGTATTTTTAATAATTTTTATATATTATATTATATAATACAAATAATATATAATATATGAAAAGTTTGAAATCATCATCTATATTTACAGCAAATAATTCGGTTTTATTAATAATTGTTGTTTTTATTTTTATTGCAGTTGGTATGTTTTTTCTTATACAAAAAACAACAGAAAAAGAAAAACAAAATAAAGTAGATGAAAAGAATAAAAAAATAGAGGAAAAGAATATAGAAAATGTGGTAGTAAATAACGGTTCAAAAAATTCCGGCATTGCGAACATAAATAATATGGAGAACGATAGTAATGAACCTTTTAATACAGATTATAATACTGTAACAGAAACGTTTAGTGACGAAGTAGGATTATTTATTAAAAAAGATGAAACACGCCCCGAAGTATATTCGCATAATCCGATATATATACCACCGTTTAATACTGGGAAAGAAACTCGGTGTGTTGCAAGACAGGTAAATCGCCCCGATGAAACAAATAATGTTCAAAGTTGTTTGAATTCTGATTTAGTAAAAGTATCTTCCGATGCATCGTACTAAAAATATAAAATATTACATTTGATATAAAAACAATATCAAAAGCCATATAAAAATAATTTTTTAAGATATATAAAAGATATTATAGTATATCCAGTTAAACAAATCGCATGTCTACCGAAACAGAAAAAACGAAAAGTAAAATAGCTTTTATTACTGGTATAACCGGCCAAGACGGTTCATATTTAGCAGAACTACTATTATCGAAAAAATACATGGTTCATGGATTAATTCGTCGTTCATCAACAATAAATACGGCAAGAATCGACCATATTTTTAGCAACAAAGACTTGAAACTTCATTACGGTGATATTACTGATAGTTCATGTTTAGAAAAGATATTAAACTTAATAAAAAATACGTATCCCGATATGTCGCGTTTAGAAATATACAACTTAGCAGCCCAGTCTCATGTAAAAATTTCATTTGAAATGCCGGAGTATACTGCAGATACAGATGCTTTTGGAACCCTCAAGTTACTAGAAGCGATAAGAAATAATAATCTAGAAAATATTACGAGATTTTATCAAGCATCGACAAGCGAACTATTTGGAAAAGTCCAAGAAACACCGCAAAACGAGAATACGCCATTTTATCCACGCTCGCCATACGGTGTAGCAAAATTATACGCATATTGGATAGTTAAAAATTATCGCGAAGCATATGGTATGTTTGCTTGTAACGGAATTTTGTTTAACCACGGTGGAGTAAGAAGAGGGCATAATTTTGTGGAGAGAAAAATAACGCTAGGGTTGGGTAAAATATTACGCGGAGAAACAGATCGTCTTACTATGGGGAATATAGATGCGATGCGAGATATAGGGAATGCTGAAGACTACGTAGAGGGGATGTGGCGAATGCTGCAGCATGATGTTGCTGAGGATTATGTGTTATCCACGAATGAGACGCATACTGTTAGAGAGATGATAGAGAAATCGTTTGGGTTATGCGGGTTTAAAATAAAGTGGGAGGGTAGTGGTGTAAATGAGATTGGTTATAATGAGAAGACGGGGCAAGCGATGGTTTTTATTAGCGAAAAATATTATAGACCTGCCGAAGTTGATATATTATTGGGAGACTCAACGAAGGCGAGAACAGTGTTGGGATGGAATCCTAAAACATCATTTGACGAGTTAATAAAAATGATGGTTGATTATGATACAAAGAGTCTTGTATATGTGCTATAATATGTGCTATAATATGTGTAAACTTCAACGTAACATATAACATGTATGAAATAACATATGAAATAAGATACAAATTAATCTATAACCGCGAATAAATATATAAATAATATTAAATAATTGAATATATATTTAATATTAACTAAAATGAAAAAAATAAATGATGCAATAGTTTCGAAAAATGTTCCGAAAACGAACGAGAACTGTGATAAAAATATAGAAAATTTAGATATACATACAGATATTAAAAATAAATTAAATTATTTCATCAAAATAAAAAAAATACCAAATATAATTTTTCATGGTGTTTCAGGATGTGGTAAAAATACACTTGTAAATAATTTTATACATGATATTTATAATAATGAAAAAGAAATGATAAAAAATTATGTAATGGAAGTAAATTGCGCACACGGAAAAGGTATAAAATTTATTAGGGAAGAATTAAAATTTTTTGCAAAGACAAATATAAATTTAAAAGATGGCGAGATATTTAAAACTATTATTTTATTAAATGCAGACAAATTGACAATAGACGCACAGTCCGCATTGCGTAGATGTATTGAATTATTTAGCCATTCTACTAGATTTTTTATTATTGTCGAAGATAAATATAAACTATTAAAACCGATTTTATCTAGATTTTGTGAAATATATGTACCCGAACCTATTATAAATGGTAAAGTAATAAATTTACATAATTATGCATTAGGTGAAATATATAATTTAGGAAAAATAACTAAAAAGAAAACCGACAATCTTAAAAAACATTTAAAACTTGATACAAAATATACACTCAATGAACTTGTAGATCTTTGTATAAAATTATATGAAAATGGATATAGTTGTTTAGATGTTATTAATTACATTAAGTCTAGTTCGTTGGATGAAAGTAAAATATACGAGTTTATGGTTATATTTAATAAAATAAAAAAAGATTTTAGAAATGAAAAGTTACTTATGTTATTTATATTAAACTTCTTTCTTTTTCGTAGTGATTGCAATTTAGAAAATATTTCATTTATGTAAATGGACGACTTTTCATTAAATAGTCTACAAGAATCTCGCAATGAGTGGTGTTCACGACTAATTACCGTATTATCCCCTTGTGTAATAGACGGTGTTAAATCTATATTTGAAGAATCCTGGAAACTTTGTTTAGAAAATGATGAGAAAACAAAGTATCTAATGACGTTTCAGAACTTTCTTTCAAGAGTTCCAAAGTGGAATACCGCCATTATATCCCAAGAGTGTTCACGTATTAAAGAAAAAAGCAACTGTACGTATATTTCCGATCTCATAACGTGTGTTCATATTATTCAGTTAAAAATGTTATCGTGTATGCGAGTCGGAACAAAGCAGAAAAAGGTTGACGTTAATATTCCATCTTTAGAAGATTTTGTGCACCATGTATACATTAATGTAGCCCGCAAAATATATACAAATGTATATTTATTTGAGATGGGTATATCGTCGTTAAAGTCGCAAAAAAATTCAAGAGAATTAGAGATTATTATCAAAGAGTGTATTTTACAAACAATTCGCGAAACTATACCTGTAGAAGAACTATTGAAATTATACATGAACGAAACAGTAGAAAACGCAGTAGAAGTTCACGAAAGGGAAGAAATAATTTCACAAGAGACGATTGCTGATAAAAATGTTGCTGGTACTATTTCCGACCCGAATCATATGTCGGCGAAAGAACTTGCCGAAGAAGCCGACACACTTTCAAAAATTAAAGCAGCTTCTAATTCTTCTACATCTTCGGAAGCATCTATTACTAGCGGCTCTAGATCACCTACGTTATCAGCATCAGGTGTAAGCTTTAATATGGATAATAATGAAGTAATACCCATTGAAAATATAAGTAGCGAAATTCGCGATGACTCATCTAAAGATTATGATGACGAAGACGATGACGAAGACGACGAAGACGATGATGATAATGTTAAACTAAACATCGGTGATAATGTCGAACTAAGCGTCGACCCATTCCCCAGCGACGATGACGATAATGACAGTAATATTGACTTAAAAATAGAAGAGATTCCTTTAATTGAAGATTTTTAATTTTAAAATAAAAACTATTAACTATTAATTATTAATTATTATTCGTAAAAACTCGTAATAGATTATTCCCTTATAAAGTAAATAGTAATTAGTAATGGACAACTTATATGTTTCTGCCGGAATTGTTGCATGTATCTTTCTTTTAGCAAAATTCATAGAAATACGGTTTATTTCAAAACAGAGCGAAGACGAGGAAACGGATTCAAAGCCAATGAAGACAGCTTTACGAGATGCAGCCATTGTGTTTGTCAGTTATATTTTGGGTAATTTTATTGTAACGCAGTTTAACGAATCTCCTGTTATTTTAGGAAGTAAACCAGATGTATTTACAGGCGCACCTGGATTTTAAATGCGGTATTATCTATATAAGTAATAGTAAATATTACAATTACTTATATGTGTATTTGTAAAATGTCTAATCCATATAAGACGGCATTTTATCGATATTTATTATTCTATGATTTGTTTTAACTTTTTTCTTAGGAAACTCGTAATCCGCAAAAATAGGTTTTGATAACTGCGCGTGCGGTGTATGATTATGAACATTACGAGCAATCATCTTATAAAGTTTAAAATCAGGATAACGTTCCTCGCCATTCGCTTTATACAAAATATTCCTATTCTGGTCATCAGTAACCCATTCTACTATTAATTTAGCTAAAGGCTCTTTTTTACATATCGCCGCAACACTACTCACATTGTCAATGAAATAATCAAAAATAGAACATCCAAGGCGACATAAATCAAAACTGAAATTCGGTTCTAAGCGAGGCTTCTTATCATTAAAATAGGGTTCGCAGTTATATTGCGTAGCAGCATCGCCTGTCATACTGAAGCTGTCGCTACATATAACTTTCGATTTATATTTATAAATAGCGCGACCAAAGTCAATAATCTTAAAAATACGATTATATGTAGGTACGCGATAGTACTTGTTATTAAAACGATAATATAGGTATTCCTTTTCTGTGTATATGAACATTACATTATTTGTGTGTAGGTCATTATGCGTAAATCCAAATAACTTTTGATAGGTAATAAGCGTCATAATTATTTGCATAAGAGCCGATCTCCATTCATTTTCCGTCATTTCTTTTTCTTGCATCATAAGCGAGTCAAGGGTGTTGTCGCATTTCTCCAACATTATTGCTGAAACGGGGAAATTTTTAATTGTTGCCCACAATGTTTCGTCGTCATCATATTCGTCGTCATCGTTGTCACCTTCGTCGTCATCGTTGTCACCTTCGTCGTCATCACCTTCATCCCCCATACTGTCGTGATCGCAATCTTCGCCTTCGCCTTCGCCTTCGCTACCACTGCGAGATTTATTGGAAATATTTTTTAAATTATTTTTTGACTTTTTATCTGTTTTTTTTACATCTAATTCTTGGTCTATCTCATCAAGGCATATAATATCATCAATATCACAGTCGCTCCCTGAACCATTTTGACTATCATTCGTATACGAAGAACGAGAAGAACACGAGTCGGATGTAAATGAGTCATAGCTGTCACTATCGCTATTTGCACGAGATTCTTTATTTAGCATGATAGTATCTATTCCTTCAACTATATTTACGTCACTCACTACTACGTCATCTAACTGAATACACGACAAATCATCGTGACATTCGACAAGAGATGTTTCTATACTATCGGAAGATACGTTAAATATAGAATTTAGATCGGTGCTAACTTTATCAAAGTCTTCATGAACAATCATGTTATCTGATTCATGTGTATTTTCATTTGCACTTATTATAATTTTTTCTTTTTTATTTCTTGTATTTTTTTGTTCTTTGCGTGCGTAATTTGAATGGTTGCTATCATCATCGTCATCTGAGTATTCAACATCTTCAATCTCAAAAAGAATATTTTTATTTTTATTAAAATAGGGATTCTTATCTAAATAATCTATATCATCGATTGCATTATAGTAGAATTCTTTTTTAATAGCATTGAAAGAACCATAAAAATTAAGACCATGAATAAAATCATGACAGTTTAAAACTTGACTGGATAAGTATGAAAAGAATCCATCAACATATGCAGCATTATTTTTATCATTTGCTTTTACGTGTCCTTTTTTTTCAAGTTTTGATAGTGTTGGGATATTCAAAACTTCCTCGTCAATATTTAAATTTTCATATTTCCCTGACATGTATTTAACCGGATCTACCAAGGGGGAAAATTTTATAAAAATAGGTTTATGAATGATTGTTAAAGACTCTGATGTGCTTTTAAAAACATCTACAACAGCTGCTTGTATATTATTTTTATCAACAATGCCGGATAAAGCAGATACATAAAAACGCTGATTTAAATTTATAGAGTTATAGTTTGTCTCATTTAAATTAAAATAGTTTTCGTATATGGGAATGTAGTTTTTACTATTTACTATACCAAGCTCGGATTCTTCTAAAGAAGTAAAGAAATCATGAGTGTTAAGTTTTCTATAGTTTAACGAAAATGTATTTTCTCCAAAAATAGACGGTTCGTCGCAAATATCCATCGTCGATTACTTAATTATTTAAATACATATTTTTATTATTTTTTAAACTAATAAAATATAATAAAATATTGCACTAAAAGATTAGACTAAAAGATAGTTCTAAAGACAGTGGTAAAAGATTGCACTAAAATATTTCGAGTATACATATGCGTTTGTAAAATTTATATTTTTTAATATATAGTATAAATAAGTAAATATATACGTAATAAATGAGCGTAGGTTTAGAATTAGCAAAATTTGATATGAGGTCAATTAGTTTTAGACCTGATGAAAATAAAGGACCTGTTATTGTTCTTATTGGACGACGTGATACAGGTAAAAGTTTTTTAGTAAAAGATCTAATGTACTACCATCAAGATATTCCTATCGGGACAGTTATATCCGGTACGGAAGCAGGCAACGGTTTCTTTGGAGAGCACGTTCCTAAGTTATTTATTCATGATGCATACAATACTGCAATTATAGAAAATATTTTAAAAAGGCAAAAAGCCGTATTAAAACAAGT